ATGACGACACACGCACCCCTGCCCGACACCGCAACCATATCGGCCCGAATCGCTCAGCTGCCTCTGTTACCGATGGACAGCCTCTGGGCGCTGTGGGATGAGCATTTCGACCAGCGGCCAAATCATCACCACCGCACCTGGCTGGAGAGTCGCCTTGCCTACAAACTTCAGGAACGCGCCTACGGTGGCCTCAAGGTTTCGGTACGGCGCAAACTGGAAAGCATCGGCGAGACTGGCGTGCTGCCGAAGAATCTGCAACGCGATGCCGATCGCCTTCTGCCCGGCACCATACTGACGCGGACCTACGATGACGTCGATCACCATGTGTTGGTGCGCGCTGTACGTGACTTCGAATACCGAGGACAGCGATTCACCAGCTTGAGCGCCATTGCCAGGGTGATCACGGGCAGTCCATGGTCTGGGCCGCTGTTCTTCGGACTCAAGTCGCGCAACACGAAGGAGGTCGTATGAGAACGATACGCACCATGCCCGCGCCTTCGCAGCCGATCGTCCCGAAGAAGCGCTGCGCCATCTATACGCGCAAATCCACTGATGAAGGTCTGGACCAGGAGTACAACAGTCTCGAAGCGCAACGTGACGCTGGCCTGGCATTCGTCGCCAGCCAGCGTCACGAAGGCTGGGTTGCTGTGGACGATGGCTACGACGACGGCGGCTACTCGGGAGGGAACTTGGATCGCCCTGGTCTCAAGCGCCTCATGGCGGATATCGAGGCCGGCAAAATCGATATCGTCGTGGTCTACAAAATCGATCGTCTGACCCGCAGCCTGTCGGATTTTGCCAAGCTGGTGGACGTGTTCGATCGCAACGGTGTGTCCTTCGTTTCGGTCACCCAGCAGTTCAACACGACCACGTCCATGGGGCGGCTGACGCTCAACATCCTGCTGTCCTTTGCCCAATTTGAGCGAGAGGTCACTGGCGAGCGTATTCGCGACAAGATTGCCGCCAGCAAAGCCAAGGGAATGTGGATGGGCGGCATGCCCCCCTTGGGTTACGACGTCGTGGAGCGAAAGCTGGTGGTCAATGCCTCCGAAGCGAATTTGGTGCGTGGCATCTTCCGCCGCTATGCCGAGCATGGATCGGCGGCGCAACTGGTTCGTGAACTGGCCATAGAAGGTCACACCACGAAGTCCTGGGTTACCCAGGGTGGACAGCATCGGCCGGGCCGACCGATCGATCAGCAATACTTGTTCGCCATGCTGCGCAATCGCATCTACCTTGGCGAGATGGTGCATAAGGGAGAGAGTTATCCGGGGCAACACCAAGCCATCGTTTCTCCGGAACTCTGGAATGCCGCCCACGCTTTCATCGAACGGCGGAAGCAAGGCCCTCGTGAGCACCGCACCGAGCATCCCGCACTGCTGGCCGGTCTACTGTTCGCACCCGATGGGCAGCGCATGATTCATCACTTCACGAAGAAGAAAAACGGACGCCTCTATCGCTACTACGTGCCCTACCTGCACAAGCGGCGCAATGCCGGGGCCACATTGCTGCCCGGTACCGAAGATATCGGTGCCCTACCTGCCGCCGAGATCGAGGCCGCCGTCCTTGAACAAGTCCACCTGGTGCTCCGCTCGCCGGAGATGCTCGTCGCCACCTGGCGTGCCTGCCAGAAACATCCCGCTGGCGCGGATCTCGACGAAGGACATGTGCTGATCGCGATGCAACGAATCGGGGCAGTGTGGGAACAGCTCTTTCCGCTTGAGCAGCAACGTATCACGCAACTGCTGATCGAGCGTATCCAAGTGCACGGGCAAGGACTGGATATCCTTTGGCGCGAGGACGGATGGATTGGGCTGGGGGCTGACATTGCGCAGCACCCTCTGGTTGAGGAGATGAAGGAATCCAGGGAGGAAGCGTTCGCATGAGAACGACCATCAAACCTGCCATGAAAGCGAACAATCCCCGTCTGCGTAGTGTCCGTATCGATATCGGTGGCGATGCTCGCGACTACACCACAGGTCATCAGCGCATGACGCTGGTGCCGCTGACTATCCGGCGTAAGCAGAACCGGAAAGTGATGATTCCACCTCCTGGCGACGGATCAGGCCAGGGCAACGGAGGGCATGATCTGCCAATGATCAAGATGTTGGGCAAGGCCTTCTACTGGCAGCGTCTGCTCGACGAGGGGCGCTATCCAACGGCGAACGATTTGGCGCGGTCATTGAAGCTTGAGCCCGGGTGGGTGGCAGAAGTCTTGCGCCTGACCACGTTGGCACCGGACATCATCGAGTCGGTTCTCGAGGGGCGCCAGCCCCGTGATCTGAACCTCCATACGTTACGCGGCCGTCGCGACCAACTACCTCGTGACTGGCAAGAGCAACGCAAGGCGCTGGGATTCGCGCCCTGATCGGCTAATTCCGAAATCCTGATGCTGACGGCGAGCCCTGTGCTCGCCGTTTTTGCGTCTACGGCCCGGCATTGGCGAACCAGAAGTTCCGTCGTGGTTCGCCATTCGGTCCCTCTTATGTTCGCCACCCGACGACTGAAATGAGGCCTGCAATTCCTCAACAACGTCATAGGAGGCTTACATGCCGACACCAGTCAGTAACACCCCTCAATCGCCCCACCCGGCGATCAACAGCCTGGCTCCGGGCGACCGGCGGGTTTTGAACGAAAACGAGCTCGCGCAGCGCTGGGGGGTCAGCCCCAAGACCCTGCAGCGTTGGCGCAGCGAAGGTCGCGGCCCCCGCTATCTCAAGCTGTCGAAGCGGGTCAGCTATCCCCTCGAGGCCGTCATCGACTTCGAATATAGCGCACTGCACGACTCGACCTCCGAGCGCGTGGCGCGGTGAAGGAGATAGCGATGAACGACCTCACTGTCTTCCCCGATCAGCTCACCGCAATGTCGGTGTCGCAATTGCAGGCGCTGCCACCGGCACACCTCGTCGAAGTCCAGCGCAATCTCGGGCAACTGGCTGACTGGCTCAAGAAGGAGCAGGCCAAGGTGCATACCGCCATGCAGCAGCGATTCGAAGAACTGGAACGCGCCGCGCGTGCGGAAACCGGCAAGGACTTCGGCACGGTTCGCTTCCAGGATGGCCCGCTCTGCGTATCGGTCGACAAGCCGAAACGCGTCAGTTGGGACCAGAAGCAATTGGCTGAGATTGCCAAGCGCATCGCAGCGTCTGGTGATCGTGTCGAGGACTACCTCGACATCGAGTTCAGCGTCCCTGAATCCCGCTTCAACAACTGGCCGACGTCACTGCGCGAGCAGTTCGAGGCCGCCCGCACCGTCAAACCTGGCAAGGCCATCTACGCCCTTGATCTCGATTCTGAGGAGTAACGCATGAATACCATCAACACCTCCACGCTGCGCAAACGCGTCAGCTCACTCTTCGCCGACAACCTTCCCGAGCAGATCCGCTACCGGGATCAGGACGGGCACGAAGTGGTCATCCCGACCCACACCGCGACCCTCGATGAACTGGCTTTCGCCATCCAGTTCGCCGCTGAGGAGCAGTCCCTTGCCAGTCGTCGCCGCTGCGCGCTGGACGATCTCTATGTCAATGCCCGCAAGGTCGGTGCGATCGGTTCGGATCGTCTGTCCGCGATCGACTGGAAGGAGTGATCATGACCATGCTTACTCCGTTTCAGTTCGAGTCGCACGCCCTCCGGGTGCAGATCGATGATGCTGGCCAGCCATGGTTCAACGCCAATGACGTCTGTGCTGCCCTGGAATTGGCGAATCCCTCCGATGCTGTATCCAAGCACGTCGATGCCGATGACCTCGCAAAACGCGAGGTCATCGATAGCCTTGGGCGGACCCAGCGCGCCAACCACGTCAATGAGTCTGGCCTTTACGCACTGATCCTCGGCAGCACCAAAGAGGCCGCGAAAAGGTTCAAGCGCTGGGTGACCAGCGAGGTCTTGCCGAGCATTCGCAAGACTGGGAGCTACGCGGTTCCAGCCCTGGCCGCTTTGCCCGCGCCGACGCAGGATCGTGTCACGGCCCTGTTGTTGATCGGCGAGGCCGTCGCCAAGGTGCCGGGAGTTAAGGCCGGGATTGCCATGGCCGCGACGCTTACGTGTATCCAGGAGAACACCGGTCTGACTGTCGAGACGATGCGTCGCGCGCTGCCTGTGGCTAACGAGCCAATCTGTTCGCTCAATGCGACCCAGCTCGGCAAGTTGATCGGCATCTCTGCCAAGGCAACCAACCAACGCCTGGCCAACTACAGTCTTCAGTTCCGCAATGATCGGGACGAGTGGGAACTGACCGAGGCGGGCGAATCCTGGGCTGAAGCCATGCCGTACTCGCGCAATGGCCATAGCGGCTACCAGATCCTCTGGAATCCGGCGGTTGCCGAGCAGCTGAAGGAGGTGGCGTGATGGCTCTTCCCATCATTACCGCTGACCAGCGACTGCGCGAGAAGAAGGGCGTCAAGCTGGTGCTGCTCGGCAAGAGTGGCATCGGCAAGACCACCCAACTCAAGACGCTTCCTGAAGGCACCACCTTGTTCGTCGATCTGGAAGCCGGCGATCTCGCGGTCAAGGACTGGCGTGGGGACTGTGTGCGCCCCACGACCTGGCCGGAGTTCCGTGATCTGGTGGTGTTTCTGGCAGGTCCGAACCCGGCATTGCCCGCCGAGGCTCCCTACTCGGAGGCGCACTATCAGCATGTCTGTGAGCGCTATGGCGATCCGGCGCAGCTGGCGAAATACGACTGCTACTTTGTCGACAGCATCACGGTGTTGGCCCGGCTGGCTCTGATCTGGGCCAAGACCCAGCCGCAGGCGATGTCCGAGCGCACGGGCAAGCCCGACACGCGCGGTGCCTATGGCTTGCTTGGCACAGAGATGCTCGGTGCGCTGATGCATCTTCAGCATGCCCGGGGCAAGCACGTGGTGTTCGTGTCCATCCTCGATGAACGCCTCGACGACTTCAATCGCAAGGTGTTCGTCCCGCAGATCGAAGGCGCCAAAACCTCGGCCGAGCTTCCCGGCATCGTGGATGAGGTGGTGACCCTTGCCGAGATCAAGGCCGAGGACGGCTCCGCCTACCGTGCCTTTGTCACCCACACCCTGAATCCCTATGGCTTTCCCGCCAAGGATCGCTCCGGCCAGCTTGATTTGCTGGAGCCCCCCGACTTGCGCGCGCTCATCGAGAAGTGCGCCACCGCAACCCAATCCCAAATTACCAAGGAGTAATCATGTCTGCCTGGAACGATTTCAACGACGCTGAACAACAACAATCCTTCGACCTCATTCCCAAGGGCACGGTCGCCCGCGTGCGCATGACCATCAAGCCGGGTGGCTACGATGATGCCGCGCAGGGATGGACGGGTGGCTATGCCACGCAGAGCTTCGACACGGGCAGCATCTACCTGGCCTGTGAGTTCGTGGTCCTTGAAGGTGAATTTGCCCGCCGCAAGATGTGGTCGAACATCGGCCTGCACAGTGCGAAGGGACCCGCATGGGGCAACATGGGCAGGACGTTCGTTCGCGCTGCGCTCAACAGTGCCCGCAATATCAATCCCAAGGACAACTCACCGCAAGCGGCCGCTGCGCGCCGCATCCAGGGGTTCCACGAACTGGACGGCATCGAGTTCGTCGCTCGCATCGATGTCGAGAAGGATGGTCGCGGTGAATTGCGTAATGTGGTGAAGATCGCAGTCGAGCCCGATCAGTCCGAGTACGCCCGCGCCGTCGGCAGCACACCCGCTCCGATGGTAGCGCCCACCGCTGCGCGCCCGTCGACGCCGTCCACTTCTGCACCCAGCGCTTCTGTGTCCGGAAAACCGGCCTGGGCACAGTAAGGGGATGGGCATGAACGGGAAACGTTGCGGCAATTGCCGCCATCTCGATCCGTCAAGCGCCAGTGATATAGGCGGCCTGCGTATCGCACGCTGCCGCCATCCCAATGGTGTGCGTATCGGATCGACACACATTCGCAATGATTACGTCGAACTCGATGCCTATTGCACGGACCACGCCGTCCGCGCTCGCCCGAGCAAGCCGGCCGGAGGCTGCCATGTATGAGCGGCAAATGCTGGGTATGCCAACGACAGGCGCGGGGATTCGGCCACTCCGACAACCGACATCGCATCGGCGATCCACGGCGGTACCCGATCGAATGGGTGTTCTGTTCACGCCGCTGTCAGGATGTGTTTCACACCCTGTATGGCAACTGGCTACGCGTGAAGGATGGTGGCAAGCGCATCGAGGAGGTCGCCATGATCGATCCGTCTGACGTCGAACTGGCCGCCATGCGTAAGTGCCTCAAATCCTTCGGCGAGGCCGCCGGTGAGATTGGGTTTGCCAAACCACTCGGTGACTACAGCGAAGCCGAGGCACTGCGCGTGATCGACGCCATCGTCACTTGCTACACCGATGCGATGCTCGAGCACCACGAGGAGACAAAGTTTCCGCCGGTACGCGGCATGGTGCCGACATCGGATCCGATGGCCAATCCCTTTGCTGATCTGGAGGACGACTTGCCGTGGGAAGACGGGAAGGGGGCGAAGCGATGATGGACTTCAACTCATCTTCAAGCCTCTCCGGTCAGATCACGGCATTGGTCGATCTTGGCATGCAGCGCCTGCGTTCCGAAGAGATGCCGCGTGACTACCTCGGGGCATCGCGTCTCGGCGTGTCCTGCGCGCGTGCGCTGCAGTACGAGTTTGCCAAGGCGCCGGTCGACCCTGGTCGTGACCATGATGGACGCTTGCTGCGCATTTTCAGACGCGGCCATGTCACCGAGGACTGCATGGTTGATTGGCTACGGGCGGCAGGGTTCGACCTGCGCACCCGCAAGGCCAACGGTGATCAGTTTGGCTTCTCGGCGGCCGGTGGACGTCTGCAAGGACATATCGACGGCGTCATCGTTGGTGGTCCCGAGGGGTTCACCTATCCCGCGCTCTGGGAAAACAAATGTCTCGGATCGAAGTCCTGGCGCGATCTCGAAAAGAGCGGATTGGCGGTGGCCAAGCCGGTCTATGCCGCACAGGTGGCGATCTATCAAGCCTACCTCGAGTTACACGAGCAGCCGGCAATATTCACGGCAGTGAATGCCGACACCATGGAGATCTACACCGAACTGGTGCCCTTCGATGCAGCCCTGGCCCAGCGCATGTCCGATCGGGCACTGACGGTGATCTCGGCGACCGAAGCCGGCGAATTGCTGCCGCGAGCTTTCCATGACCCCACCCATTTTGAGTGCCGGATGTGCGCATGGCAGGACCGGTGCTGGAGGAACACACCATGAACCCATCATCCATCACCGATGTATTTGGCGAGCGCCTGGTCGATGCAAGCGAGGCTGCCCATTGCCTGAATCTGCCGATGTACCTGCTCACGCATCCCAAGGAGCGGGCACGACTTGGCATACCGCATTACCGGGTCGGCAAGCTCGTCCGCTTCAAATTGCACGAGTTAGAAACGTGGATGTTGGCACAGGGAGGCGCGTCGAATGCTTGATTTCAACGATGCCTCGGTTGAGTTGCCACCGGAGAGCGGGGCGACACGTGAGTCGTTACGGACGGATCTCGTCGGCCGACTGGAATCGGTACTGGCCACGCTATTCCCGGCAGGAAAGAAGCGTAAGGGGAAATTCCTCATCGGCGACGTGCTTGGCAGCCCCGGCGACAGCCTCGAAGTGGTTCTCGATGGCGAGAAGGCCGGGCTATGGACGGATCGGGCGACCGGTGATGGCGGCGACATCTTCGATCTGATCGCAGCCCATCTGGGTGCTGATGCGCAGACGGATTTTCCGCGAGTGCTACAGCATGCTGCTGATCTGCTTGGCCAGTCTCCCACTGCACCCTCCCGCAAAACCAAGAAGGAGGCCCCGGTCGATGAGCTTGGTCCAGCAACTGCAAAATGGGACTACCTCGACGCGGCCGGAAAACTGATTGCGGTGGTTTACCGCTACGACCCTCCTGGCCGGAAGAAGGAATTCCGTCCCTGGGATGCCAAGCGGCGCAAGATGGCACCACCCGAGCCACGGCCTCTCTATAACCAGCCCGGCGTGGCCTTGGCCAGCCAAGTAGTTCTGGTCGAGGGCGAGAAATGCGCGCAGGCCTTGATCGATGTCGGCATCGTGGCGACCACTGCGATGCATGGTGCGAACGCCCCGGTCGAGAAAACCGACTGGTCACCGCTGGCTGGAAAGTCGGTACTGATCTGGCCTGACCGCGACAAGCCGGGCTGGGAGTATGCGACACAGGCGGCACAAGCCATCCTGTCGGCGGGGGCCAAGTCCTGCTTCATCCTGTACCCGCCCGAGGAGGCGGCTGAGGGATGGGATGCAGCGGATGCTATCGCAGAGGGATTTGATGTCGCCGCCTTCCTTGCCCATGGCCCGCGCCTGCAGATGCACGACATCACCGTGGATGCCGAGCCGGTCGCCAGCAGCGACGAATCTGTGTGGGGCACAGAGGATGCATTGGCTCTGGCCTTCACCCGGCGTTATCACCGCGACTGGCGCTACGTTTCGACGTGGGGCCGCTGGCTGGTGTGGGATGGGAATCGCTGGCGCACCGAGGACACGCTGGCTGCCACCGATCTGATCCGTAGCGTTTGCCGGCATGCCGCCGTGCGTGCCGAGAATCCCAAGATAGCCGCCAAGCTGGCCAGTGCCAGTACGGTCGGTGGCGTTGAGCGGCTGTCACGTGCGGACCGTAGGCATGCGGCCACCACTGAGGAATGGGATGCCGATCCATGGCTGCTCAATACGCCAGGTGGTGTGTTTGATCTGAAAACCGGTCGCCAGCGCCCGCACGACCGCGCTGACCGGATGACGAAAATCACCACGGCCACGCCCGGGGGGGACTGCCCGATCTGGCGTCAGTTCCTCGACGAGGTCACGGGTGGTGACAAAGAGTTGCAGAGCTACTTGCAGCGAATGGTCGGTTACGCCCTCACCGGCTCGACGCGGGAGCACGCGCTGTTTTTTCTGTACGGCACGGGCGCGAACGGCAAGTCGGTGTTCGTGAACACGCTGGCCACCATCCTTGGGGACTACGCGACCAACGCGCCGATGGACACCTTCATGGAGACGCGCACTGACCGCCATCCGACGGATATGGCCGGGCTGCGCGGCGCACGCTTCGTGGCGGCCATCGAAACCGAGCAGGGGCGACGCTGGGCCGAGTCGAAGGTCAAGAACCTGACCGGGGGCGACAAGATCTCCGCACGCTTCATGCGTCAGGACTTCTTCGAGTTCTTCCCACAGTTCAAGCTGTTCGTGGCGGGCAACCACAAGCCCGCGATTCGCAACATCGACGAGGCGATGAAGCGGCGACTGCACCTGATCCCGTTCACGATCACCGTGCCGCCCGAGCGCCGCGACAAGCATCTCCAGCAGAAATTGCTGGCCGAGCGTGACGGCATCCTGGCCTGGGCGGTGCAGGGCTGCCTCGACTGGCAACGCCTGGGGCGGCTCGATCCTCCGCAGCGAGTCGTGGAAGCAACTGAGGAGTATTTCGAAGCCGAGGATGCACTGGGTCGCTGGCTGGAAGAGTGTTGCGTGCGCGAGCCCAACGCCAAATCGCTGACCGCCGAACTGTTCGCCGACTGGAAGCAGTGGGCGGAAGCGGCGGGTGAATTCATCGGCTCGCAGCGACGTTTTTCCGATCTGCTCATCACACGCGGCATCGAGAAATGGCGCAACAGCATGGGTGTGCGGGGATTTCAGGGCATCGGACTCAAGAACCCGCCCGCGCCTGCTTACACCCCCTATGCCGACAACTGACGCTCATGAAAAACCATTCGTCTGACGCAGCCGACGCTGTATCACGTAACTCGCCACACGCGTGCACGTGCGCGCCCCATGGAATGTTTCGACAAACCGTGTCGGCTGCGTCAGGCCGAGAGCAAGAAAGGACTGAACACATGAACACGACGATCCTGGCCCTTGATTTGGGTACCAACACAGGCTGGGCTGTCCGCGTCAAGGACGGCCAGATCATCAGTGACACGGAGATCTTTCGGCCTCAGCGCTTCGAGGGCGGAGGCATGCGCTACCTGCGCTTCAAGCGGTGGCTCACGGAGATCAAGCAATCTGGCGAAATCAATGCCGTGTACTTCGAGGAAGTGCGACGGCATGTCGGTGTCGATGCCGCTCATGCCTACGGTGGTTTCCTGGCCACGCTTACTGCGTGGTGCGAGCACCACCAGATCCCCTACCAGGGCGTGCCGGTCGGCACGATCAAGAAGCACGCGACCGGCAAGGGCAATGCGGGCAAGGACGAGATGATCCTCGCCGCCCAGTCACGGGGTCACGACCCCAAGGACGACAACGAAGCCGATGCCCTGGCCTTGCTGCACTGGGCCATCGAGACGCAGGAGGTGTGACGTGAAGATCCCTACACCGCAATATCGCTGCCCACTGGGTCGCCTGCAACCGCAGACCACCGAACTGGAAGCCATCAAGCAGACTGGTTGGCGCGACCAGCACATCCTCGTGGTGTCGGAGGAGGATGCTCGGTTGGATTTCGTCGAGCGTGAATTCGTGCGGCGGATTGGAGAACGTCTGTATGGGGGAAAGCGTCATGGCTGAATGGTCTATCGAGGACGTGGCAGAACGCTTTGCTGAAGCGGCCGAAACCAGTCGGCGATTACCCAGGGTCACCGTCCAAGGCTACTTCAAAGTGTGGCCGGCATTTGCCAGGGATGCCTGGGAGGCCTACCCAGATGATGAGCATGTCTATCGCCCCTTGCCACCTTCACCCCACGCCATCGAGCAGATGCTGGAGACGATGCGTTGGGTGCAGTGGCTCGAAGTCGAACAGCGACATCTGATCTGGATGCGCGCCAAGCACTACGAATGGAAGTTCATCTGTCGCCGCTTCGGCTGCGAGCGCACGACCGCTTGGAGGCGGTGGCAACGGGCATTGCAGATCGTGGTTGAGCGACTCAACGAGCCGGCGCATCGCGCCGTAGTGTTTTGAAGTGATTTGGCGTGCGCGAGCGTGCCACAGATGCAGACGGCGGCAATCTGCGGCTTTACCCCCTGCAACATCTACCCCCGATTTTGGATAGCATGACAGCTATGATCTGGCGAGCGGTGTGAGTGTGAATTCACATCGCTCTCACTCAGAAAATTCGACGGGTCCTTCCTGTCAAAAAGCCCATGCGGGAGGCGCGAGCCCGGCATTTCGCTACCGTCTGACCGAAAATTGAGGTTACCAGTTACCACCCTGGTTACCACCTGAATCGAGTTACCACCCTTTGATGACCCGCCCCTGTGGCGGGTTTTTGCATTCCAATGACCGAACAACTGCGCGTCGAGTATCGCAAGATCGAGACGCTGATCCCTTTCGCCCGTAATCCGCGCACACATTCCGAGGCGCAGATTGCCAAGCTCGCCTCCAGCATCGTCGAGTTCGGCTGGACACAGCCCATCCTCGTCGACGGCGCCAACGGCATCATTGCCGGCCACGGTCGTCTGGCAGCAGCGCGCAAGCTGGATCTGCTGGAAGTGCCGGTAATCGAACTCGGCCACCTCAGCCCGCCACAGAAGCGGGCCTACGTGATTGCCGACAACCGTCTGGCGCTCGATGCCGGATGGGACGAGGAATTGCTCTCGCTGGAACTGGCCGAGCTGTCGGAGTCGGGGTACGACCTGACCATGACTGGCTTCACCAACGAGGAGATCGAGGAACTGCTGGTTGGCGCCGAGCAGGCATTGCAGGACGAGGCCTCTGATGGGTCAGAGGAAGATGCTGCTGACGATGTGCCCGATGTGCCGGCCAACCCGGTCTCGCGTCCCGGCGATGTCTGGCAGATTGGCGCGCACCGCGTCATCTGCGGCGATGCCACCGATCCGGCCGTCGTCCGAACGCTGATGGCCGGCGAGCAAGCGGCCTTGTGCTTCACCTCGCCGCCCTACGGCAACCAGCGGGACTACACGAACACCATCATTGATTGGGATGCCCTGATGCGTGGTGTTTTCGCCAACCTGCCAATGGCCCCGAATGGCCAGGTACTGGTCAATCTTGGTCTCATCCATCGTGACAACGAAGTCATCCCGTACTGGGACGGCTGGCTCGACTGGATGCGTACCCAAGGCTGGCGGCGCTTTGCTTGGTATGTCTGGGACCAGGGACCGGGATTGCCGGGTGACTGGAATGGCCGGCTGGCCCCGTCCTTTGAGTTCGTCTTCCACTTCAACCGCCAGGCACGTCAGGCAAACAAGATCGTGCCCTGCAAATTCGCCGGTCAAGAAACCCATCTGCGCAAGGACGGCAGTTCGACGGCCATGCGCAAAGCCGATGGCACGATCGGGGGCTGGACTGCTGCCGGTCAGCCGACACAGGAAACCAAGATTCCAGATTCCGTGATTCGCATCATGCGGCACAAGGGCAAGATTGGTCAGGACATCGACCACCCGGCCGTGTTCCCGGTGGCACTGCCCCAGTTCGTCCTGGAGTCCTACACCGATGTCGGCGAACTCGTCTTCGAACCGTTCTGCGGCTCGGGCACGACCCTGCTGGCCGCCGAGCGGACTGGACGGAAGGTGCGTGCCACCGAGATCGCCCCGGAGTATGTGGATGTCGCCGTGAAGCGCTTCCAGCAGAACTTTCCCGAGGTGCCGGTGACGCTGGTATCGACGGGGCAGACTTTCTCAGCGGTGGCCAGCGAACGTCTAGGAGGTGCGGCATGACCATTTCCTGGCTCGCTGACAAGATCGAGCAATGGCCCACGGCCAAGCTGGTGCCGTATGCCCGCAACTCGCGAACGCACTCGGATGCCCAGGTCGCCCAGATTGCGGCGTCGATCGCTGAGTTCGGTTTCACTAATCCGATCCTGGCCGGCAGCGATGGCATCATCGTCGCGGGGCACGGGCGACTGGCTGCTGCGCAGAAGCTTGGCTTGGCCATGGTGCCGGTCGTGGTGCTCGATCATCTGACACCGACCCAGCGCCGAGCCCTGGTGATTGCGGACAACCGCATTGCCGAGAATGCCGGCTGGGACGAGGCCATGCTCCAGGTCGAGCTGGCTGCGCTACAGGACGATCAATTCGACCTGGCCCTGACCGGGTTCGACGCCGACGCACTGGCGGATCTGCTGACCGGCGAGGAAACCACCACCGAGGGTGATACCGACGAGGATGCTGTGCCGGATGGCTCAGGCACCGTCGTCTCGCGGGCGGGCGATGTCTGGATCTGTGGCGAGCACAGGGTGATCTGTGGCGATGCTACCGACTCGGATGCCTATGCGAGAGTGCTCGGCGACGAGATCGCCGACATGGTCTTCACCGATCCGCCGTACAACGTCAACTACGCCAACTCGGCCAAGGACAAGATGCGCGGCAAGGACCGCGCGATCCTGAACGACAATCTCGGCGACGGGTTTTATGATTTCCTGCTGGCGGCGCTGACCCCGACCGTGGCCCACTGCCATGGCGGCATCTACGTGGCGATGTCATCCAGCGAACTGGACCGACTGCAGGCAGCGTTCCGTGCTGCCGGTGGCCACTGGTCGACCTTCGTCATTTGGGCCAAGAACACTTTTACGTTGGGGCGTGCCGACTACCAGCGCCAGTACGAGCCGATTCTCTACGGCTGGCCCGAGGGTGCCGAGCGGCACTGGTGCGGTGACCGCGACCAGGGTGACGTCTGGCAGATCAAGAAACCGGCGAAGAACGATTTGCACCCGACGATGAAGCCGGTAGAGTTGGTTGAACGGGCGATCCGGAATTCGAGTCGTCCCGGCGACGTGGTGATGGATCCGTTTGGCGGTTCCGGCACAACCATGGTTGCTGCCCACAAGTCAGGGCGCAAGGCGCGGCTCATCGAACTGGATCCGAAGTACGTCGATGTGATCGTGCGCCGCTGGCAGGACTATGCCGGGGCGAAGGCCATTCGGCAGGCTGATGGTGCGGTATTCGACACGCTGTCAGACGGTGGGGAACTCAGGCAGGAGGTCGCCGCTGGAGATGTCGGCGATGTAGCTGACGTCACGGAAGTCGCCGGGCTGGTCGGCGAGGATGACGCCGCCGACTGACTGGATCGCCACGCCATATTTGCGGGTGAGCTTGGTTAGTTCGGCGATGAACTTGTCGTAGTTGGCTTCGAGTTGCGGGGTGGTGGTGACGGCGGCCATGGCGATCTCCTTACGCTGCTTCGGCTTCGAAGGATTCGTCGGTCACTTCGCAGTGGATCACGAAGCCGGTCAGGTAAGGCAGTCTCTTGGGGATGCCGTAGTCCTTGCTGGTCTGGCGGCCAATCGTCCAGCCCATCCATCGCGTCACGGCGGCGTCGATGGCCTGCTGAATCTTTTGGCCACGCAGCATCTCGTTGAGGACGTCATCAGCAAAGTGGCGTCCGTGGCGGCTGTCGAGGAACAACCTGACCGACTCGAGAGGTTGGTAGGTGGCGTCGGAGATCGCGGTCATCGCGACCGGCCAGGCCACTTCGGCGTTGTCGTTCATCGTGCCAAAAAAGCCCCAGGCATCGTTCTGGGTGGCGGGGATTTGGGTGGTGTTGGTCATCTTGATCTCCTTCGGGTGTGTGGTGGCGACACCCGTATGAACGCGCTGTTCGATTGAGAAGCCAAGCGCTTTCTGAATCATTTTTTTCGGGGCGGCGACGAGTGTCACCGTCCAGCCTTGATCAGACGATCCGGTAGATGCGTTCACCGCCTTCGGGCTTTTCGGAGGCGAGGTTGAGCCCAAGTTTCCTTTTGAATGCGCCGGCAAAGGTGCCGCGCACTGTGTGCGCTTGCCAGCCGGTGGCCGCGCAAATCTGACTGATGGTGGCGCCCTCCGGGCGTTGCAGCATCTGAATCACGGTGGCCTGCTTGCTGTTCTCGCGGCTGCGGGGCTTGCCTTCGACGCCGACCTTGAGCAGTCGCTTGGCCGCGTCCTGTTTTTCTTGCGCCCAGCTGGCCTCCGCAGCCGACACGGCGGCCTCGACCTCAGGGTCGGGGTGAAGGGTCGCAGGCGTTGACCGGTCGCGCCCAAGGGCGTCGTAACCCTCGGCGGTGACGAAGTAGTTGTCCTGGCCGTCGCGGGTGATCAAGTCTTTGTTGAAGAGGCCTTGGATGACCTTGTGCCGGGCACCGCCCTTGACGTTGTCGGGAAACCAGATGATCTGGCCATTGTTCTGGTCGATGGCGTGTTCGAGGATGTCGTACTGGGTCGTGCTGAGTGTGATGCGGGTGGTCATGGTGATCTCCTGGTGGTGGGTGATGTTCAGTCTTCTAGGACGATGCGGCCGTCGAGGGTGATCCAAAGGCGAGCGTCTTCTGGGGTGGCCATTTCGCGCGTTTCGCGACCGGTGGACATCCAAACGCCATCCTTGCCTGTGTAGGTGTAGGTCTTGCCGTCGTGGATGACCTCGACCGGCAGGTTCTGGTGGAACTCGACATCGACGTTCATCCAGCCGCGCAGGCGATGGTTGGTGTCGATGACTTTGGCCTCGATGGTCTGTTTGCTGTTCATGCTGTCTTCCTCGCGTGTGGTGATGGTGATTGCATGAACGCGCTGTTCTGGAGGAAAGCCAAGCTCTGAATCGCAACGTTGGAGAACATCTGCGATCGGCTTGATGGTGATCATGGGTCTGTCGATTCGCGCTTACGCCCGGCATCGCGGCGTCTCTCACGTGGCGGTCAAGAAGGCGATCGATAGCGGGCGCATCACGCCCGAGCCGGATGGCACGATCGAGCCGAACCGAGCCGACCTGGAGTGGGCACAGAACACGGTGTCCGCCCGGAAACCCGCCCCGACGAAGGCAGCACCCGCTGCAGTCGAACCGCCGCGCGCACGTGCGATCGAACCAGCGGAGCCGGCGGCACCCGTTCTCTCGACCGGCGGCACCTCGCTACTGCAGGCCAGGACGGTCAACGAAGTGGTCAAGGCGCAGACCAACAAGGTCCGTCTGGCGCAGCTCAAGGGCGACCTGGTCGACAGGTCGCAGGCGATCGCGCATGTGTTCCGGTTGGCGCGCACGGAACGCGATGCCTGGCTCAACTGGCCGGCACGCATCTCGGCGCAGATGGCGGCCAAGCTGGAGATCGATGCCCACGAACTGCATGTGGCCCTGGAATCCGCCGTGCGCGATCACCTGATCGAACTCGGCGAACTGCGCGCCCGGGTGGATTGATGGAACTGGAAGAATACGAAGGCGCGCTCGACATCGAACGAGCGTGGCGAGAGGGGCTCGTCCCGGATCCGCTGCTGTCGGTGTCCGAGTGGTCTGACCGGCATCGGATGCTGTCCTCGAAAGCCTCCTCGGAACCGGGGCGATGGCGCACCAGCCGCACCCCGTACCTGAAGGAGATCATGGACTGCCTGTCGCCGACCTCGCCGGTCGAGCGCGTGGTATTCATGAAGGCGGCCCAGTTGGGCGCGACCGAGATGGGATCGAACTGGATCGGCTACGTGATTCACCACGCCCCCGGTCCGATGATGGCGGTCTGGCCGACCGTGGAAATGGCCAAGCGCAACTCCAAGCAGCGGATCGATCCGCTGATCGAGGAGTCGCCCATCCTCAAGGAACTGATCGCGCCAGCCCGGAGTCGCGATTCGGGCAACACCATTCTGGCCAAGGAATTCCGGGGCGGCGTGCTGGTGATGACCGGGGCGAACAGCGCCGTCGGCCTGCGCTCGATGCCGGTGCGTTACCTGTTCCTCGACGAGGTGGACGGTTACCCGCTGGACGTCGATGGCGAGGGTAATGCCGTGGCCTTGGCCGAGGCCCGCACGCGGACCTTTGCCCGCCGCAAGATCTTCATCGTATCGACGCCGACGATTGCCGGCGTTAGTACCATTGAACGGGAGTACGAGGCATCGGACCAGCGTCGCTACTTCGTGCCATGTCCGCACTGTGGGCATCGGCAGTGGTTGCGCTTCGAGCAGTTACGCTGGGAGCGTAACGAGAACGGCCATTGTCCCGACACGGCGGCCTACGTCTGCGAGTCCTGTGAGGTGCCCATCCCGGAGCATCACAAGACCTGGATGCTGGAGCACGGCGAGTGGCGCGCGATGGCCGAGGGAAGCAACCGCACTGCCGGGTTTCACCTGTCGTCGCTCTACAGCCCGATCGGCTGGCGTAGTTGGAAAGACATCGCGATTGCCTGGGAGCGTTCCATCAGCAAGGAATCCGGATCGTCGGCCGAGATCAAAACCTTCAAGAACACCGAACTCGGGGAAACCTGGGTAGAGGAAGGCGAAGCGCCCGACTGGCAGCGCCTGCTGGAGCGCCGCGAGGACTATCGAATCGGCGCGGTGCCGGTGGGCGGATTGCTGCTTACCGCCGGTGCCGACGTGCAGAAAGATCGCATCGAAGTGTCGATCTGGGCCTTCGGCCGGGGCAAGGAATCCTGGCTGGTCGAGCATAGGGTGCTGATGGGCGACACGGCACGCGACGATGTCTGGAAATCTCTGGCCGCTGTCATGCGCGAGACCTGGACACATGAGACCGGCTGCCAGATGAACCTAGTGCGCCTGGCGCTGGATACCGGCTTCGCCACGCAGGAGGCGTATGCCTTTGTACGGTCGGTTCGGGATGCTCGGCTGATGGCGGTCAAGGGTGTGGCGCGTGGAGCGGCCCTGGTCGGCACGCCGACGGCGGTGGATGCCACGACCGGCGGCAAGAAGCTGCGCCGGGGCATCAAGGTGTTCTCGGTGGCGGGCGGCATCGCCAAGCTGGAGTTCTACAACAACCTGCGCAAGTCCCCGGAAGTGGCCGAGGACGGGATGGCTGTGCGCTATCCGGCCGGCTTCGTGCATCTGCCCAAGGTCGATGCCGAGTTCCTGCAGCAACTGTGTGCCGAGCAATTGGTCACCCGCCGCGACCGGAACGGCTTCGCCATTCGTGAGTGGCAGAAGATGCGGGAGCGCAATGAGGCGCTCGATTGCTACGTATATGCCCGGGCGGCGGCGACGGCTTCCGGCCTCGATCGCTTCGAAGATCGGCACTGGCGTGAACTTGAACGACAACTGGGACTGTCTCCACCGGAGAACGTTACTCAACAACCTACCGAGGCCACCGATTCAGGTGGCCTTGTTGTTTCTGGAGCTCGTGGAGGATCTGAACGACCAGCCCGTCGCCTGATCCGCAGCCGTTGGCTCACATGAGGATGAAGCATGAGCCTGCAGTCGCAATTGAACAGCTTCGTGACGCGGGTGGCCGAGATGTTTCAGCAGGTGGAGACGCGCACCGGAGCCCTCGATCGACTCAATACCTCAGCCAAGTCTGATCTGGTTACTGCGATCAACGAACTGGCCGCCCGCGAGATCGGCGGCGGAAGCAGCGGCGTTGCCTTCACCCACAGCCAGGTGTCGGCCACGACGCTCTGGACCATCAACCACAACCTGGGATTTCGACCGTCGGTATCGATCCTCGATGCCGGCGGGAACGAGATTGAGGCCGATGTCGTGCATACCGGCCCGAACCAACTCGTCATTCACTTTGCCGTCCCGGTCGCCGGGGTAGCCCGACTCACGTAGTCATCACATAGGAGCAACACATGTCCCGCAAGCAACTCTCAGATCTCGACTTCGGCGGGGTCGCCCGCATTCGCAATCTGCCAGCACCGGTCAATCCGGATGAACCGGTCCGCCAGCAGGATCTCAACTCGGCCGTCGAAGGCCTGTCCTGGAAGGACTCCTGCCGTGTGGCTAGCCAGGCCAACGTCAACCTGTCGTCGCCCGGCGCTTCGATCGACGGCATCACTCTGAGCGTTGGCGATCGTGTCCTGATCAAGGCCCAGACGGTCGGGTCCGAGAACGGCATCTACATCTGGAATGGTGCGGCGGTCGCCATGACGCGCAGCCTCGATGCCTCGACCAGTGTCGAACTGGAACAGGCCGTCATCAGTGTCGAGGAAGGCACCTCGGCGGGGACTAGCTGGCGGCAGTCGGTGGTCAACTTCGTCATCGACAGCGATGACGTCACCTGGCTGCAGTTCGGTGCGGCGGTGGGTGCGGCATCGGAGACCAGTTCCGGCATCGCCGAGATCGCCACGCAGGCCGAGACGGATGCCGGTACCGACGACCAGCGCATCATCACGCCGCTCAAGCTCAACGCCTGGGCCAACAAGACACGCCGGGCGCAGGCCACCATCGGTGATGGCAGCAGCACCCAGTTCGACGTCAATCACAACTTTGCCACCCGCGATGTGGTGGTTCAGGTCTATCAGGCCTCGGGCAACTACGAGCAGGTGACCTGCGATGTCAGCCTGCCGACTACCAACACGGCACGACTGAACTTCGCCGCCGCGCCGGCCAGCAACGCCTACCGTGTCGTGGTGATGGGGTAATCCGTGAAGGATCTGGCCTACCGGGCGGTCCCGGTCGTCATCGTGCTGCCGGCACCCTCGGTATCGCTGGCGGGCGTCATCGCGCGCCTCGCCTCGGACAACAAGCCCTACTGGTGCGACGGCACGCAATGGGTCGATCTGTCGGCCAGTGGCGGCGGCGCACTGCCTTCGGCCAGTGCTGCCCTGGCGGCAGACGTCAGTCTGACGACGAGCAACCAATGGTATGACGGTCCGGGGGTTTCTCTGGAAGCCGGTACTTGGCTGGTCGCCGCGACGATCACCCAGGTGCGCGCCGCCACCACGGCCGAGACCATCTATGGACGCATCAGTACGGGCGCCGTGCACTACGCCTCGACCCAGATGTACCACGCCTCGGTCAATGGCACGGGCGTGACCCTGAGCCTCAACGCGCTGATCGCTCTGGCGGCGACCACCACGGTCAAGTGCCAGTGCGCGACCTCGGCCGGCAACACCAACAGCCGCATGAAGGCAGCCCTGACCGCAAATGGCAGCGGCAACAACGCCACGATGATCACCGCACTCAAGGTGGGTTGAACCTATGGCCTATTCGGAAGAACAACTGACTCTGCTGGAAGCTGCGCTGGCCAAGGGCGAGAAGCGCGTGACCTTTGGCGACAAGACCGTCGAATACCGCTCGGTCGAGGAACTCAAGGAAGCGATCCGGGCGGTGGAACGCGGTCTGGCTGAACAAGCCGCGAACACCGGACTGATTCCGCCGCCGGCCCGGCAGATCCGCGTCGTCACGGGCAAGGGGTTCTGATGGGCATGTTCAATACCATCCGCAGAAAACTCTTCGGCGGTACGCCAATCTACGACGGGGCCGGCAGTGGTCGGCGCACCCTGGCCTGGGCAGTCTCGAATCCGGGGGCGGTGGCCGCACTGGCCTTCACCCAGGACAGTCTGCGCGCCAAGAGCCGCGACCTGGTCAGGAGAAATGCCTGGGCGGCGGCCGGCATTGAAGCCTTCGTGGCGAACTGCATCGGCACCGGCATCAAGCCGCAAAGCCTGGTGGCGGATCCTGCCCAGCGCGAAGCCATCCAGTGCCTGTGGTGGGACTGGTGCGAGTTCGCCGACGCCAATGGACTGACCGATTTCTACGGACTGCAAGCCCTGGCCACCCGGGCCATGCTCGAAGGCGGCGAAGCGATCATTCGTCTGCGCTGGCGACGTCCCGAGGATGGCCTGCCCGTCGCGCTGCAGATTCAGGTACTGGAAGCGGAGCATCTGCCGCTGGCGATGAACCGGGAACTCAGCAACGGCAACGTGATCCGTGCCGGCATCGAGTTCGATCGGATCGGGAGGCGGGTGGCCTACCACCTCTACCGATCGCATCCCAACGATGGCGGCCTGGCACCTATGTCCGGGGCAGGTGGTGCCGACACCGTTCGAGTGCCGGCTGAAGAGGTGATCCATCTGTTCCGTCCGCTGCGCCCCGGCCAGATTCGCGGCGAGCCGTGGCTCGCACGTGCCCTGGTCAAGCTCAACGAACTCGACCAGTACGACGATGCCGAACTGGTGAGGAAGAAGACGGCAGCCATGTTCGCCGGTTTCATCACCCGTCTCACTCCCGAAGACAGCCTGCTCGGGGAAGGCTCGGCCGACGCCAATGGCGTAGCCCTGGCCGGATTGGAACCTGGCACCTTACAGATCCTGGAACCAGGAGAGGACATCAAGTTCTCGGCACCGGCGGATGTGGGGAGTTCCTACGCCGAGTTCATGCGCCAGCAGTTCCGCGCCGTGGCCGCCGCGATGGGGATTACCTACGAAATGCTCACAGGGGATCTCACCCAGGTGAATTACTCCTCGATCCGGGCCGGGCTGTTGGAATTTCGTCGCCGCTGCGAAGCGATCCAGCATGGAGTGATCGTGCATCAGCTATGCCGGCCGATCTGGCGGGCGTGGATGGATCAGGCTGTGCTCGAAGGTGTGCTGGCGTTGCCGGGCTACAGCCGCCGTCGTCGCGAGTATCAAACCGTCAAGTGGATTCCCCAGGGCTGGCAGTGGGTCGATCCGCAGAAGGAATTCAATGCATTGAAGCTGGCGATCCGGGCGGGCCTGATGAGCCGCTCTGAAGCTATTTCGGCCTACGGTTACGACGCAGAGGATGTCGATCGCGAGATCGCGGCGGACAACCGCCGTGCCGACGAACTCGGGATCGTCTTCGACTCGGATCCACGGCACGACAAGGTGCCCAGCGCACCGGCTCCGGAAACATCGCATCGGCCGGATCCAGCAGAAACCACCGACCAACCAACGGAGTAACCCATGCTGCCTCATCTTGCTTCCCGCCTGTTCGGGACGCCGCTGCTCGTCCATCGTGCCAAGCTCGATGTGATCCTGGCTGTCCTCGGCGAACGTTTGAACCTTCATGTGCCTGCTGCCGAACTGGCGGTACCGCCGCCCCGTTCGACTCATGCCGGCGCTCCGAGTATCGCCGTGATTCCGGTGCACGGCACGTTGGTCAAACGCACTTCCGGACTCAATGCCGCCTCGGGCCTGACCAGTTACACCGAGATCGGCGCCATGCTCGAGGTGGCACTTGCCGATCCACAGGTCGCCGGCATCCTGCTGGATATCGACTCCCCGGGTGGGGAGGCGGCCGGCAGCTTCGAACTGGCACGCACCATCCGGGCCGCCACACAGACCAAACCGATCTGGGCGGTCGCCAATGATTCCGCCTTCTCAGCGGCGTATGCGATTGGCTCTGCCGCCAACCGGCTGATCGTCTCCGAAACCGGGGGCGTCGGATCGATTGGGGTGATCGCTTTGCATGTCGACCAGTCGGTCAAGGATGCCAACGACGGCTATCGCTATACGGCGGTCACCGCCGGCAATCGCAAGAACGATTTCTCGCCGCACGAACCGCTGACCACTTCGGCCAAGGCGGAACTGCAGGCCGAGGTCGATCGCCTCTACGGTTTGTTCGTCGATCACGTGGCCGCGATGCGCCGCCTCGACGCCAACGATATTCGAGACACCGAGGCCGGACTTTTCTTCGGCGGCAATGCCATCACGGTGGGCCTGGCCGATGCCGTGGGCACGCTTGATTCGGCCCTCACGGATTTCTCACTGTATCTCAGCTCCCGAAGCCGCAAGTCGCCTCAGGCTCGGGCAGTGACTCGAACCGAGGCGGCGACTCCCACACAGGAGCAAAACATGGATCCACAAGAAGTTGAAGTTGTTCCCGAAACGATCGGTGTCGATGCCGCTGCCGTCCTGGTCGCCGAAGCCCGGCGCGAAGTGACCCAGTCGGCAAAGGCCATCGCCGAGCTGTGCCTGATCGCCAACGTCCCGGACAAGGCGGCCGAATTCATCGCGGCCGGCAAGACCGAGGCCGAGGTGCGCCAGGCGCTGATCGAGGCCAAGGCCGCACGTTCCGACGCTACCCCAATCGCCTCGACGATCACCCCTGAGGCCGGTACGCAGGATGTAGCGCATCCGGAAGCCTCGCCGATCGTCCAGGCCGTCAAGAAACTCATTCACAAGGAGTAAGCCATGCCTGTCATGACCCTGAGCAAAAACCTCGGCGACGTCCTCAAGTACGAAGCGCCCAACCTGTATTCACGTGAAGCGGCGGTCGTCGCCGCCGGCCAGAACCTGTCGATCGGCACCGTCCTTGGTCGCAAGACGGCCGACGGCAAATTGCATGCCCTGGCACCGGCCGCCAGCGATGGCACCGAAGCCGCCATCGGCGTGCTCGCCACCGATACCGACGCCACCCTGATCGATCGTGAGGATGCCTTACTGATTGCCCGACACGCCATTGTTGCCCACAACGGCCTGATCTGGCCGGCCGGTATCACCGCACCGCAGAAAGCAGCTGCCGAAGCACAACTCGCGGCGATCGGCATCTTGGTCCGCGATTCAGCGTAAACCACACGTCAGCAAGCATTCATTCCCCTGAAACCCGCCATCTGGCGGGTTTCGTCATTTTGGAGATCCCAAATGCAGAATCCTTTCGACAATCCCGGCTTCTCGATGGCCAGCCTGACAGCGGCGATCAACATCCTGCCGAACCGCTACGGCCGCCTCGAGCAACTCAACCTGTTCCCGGCCAAGCCGGTGCGTACCCGCCAGATCATCGTCGAGGAGTACGCCGGCAAGCTCAACCTGCTGCCGACCCGTCCGGTTGGCTCCCCCGGTACAGTCGGCGAGCGTGGCAGCCGCAAGCTGCGTTCCTTCATCATCCCGCACATCCCGCACGACGACGTGGTGCTGCCCGAGGAAGTACAGGGCATTCGTGCCTTCGGTTCGGAGACAGAGATGGAGGCCATCTCCGGCGTCATGGCGCGGCACCTGGAGACCATGCGCAACAAGCATGCGATCACCCTGGAGCACCTACGCATGGGGGCGTTGAAGGGCCAGATCCTCGATGCCGACGGCAGCACCATCTACAACCTCTACAGCGAGTTTGGTCTGTCGCAGACGACGATCCCATTTGATCTCGCCAATGCCAACAGCGACATCAAGGGGCATTGCTACGACCTACTGACCGAAATCGAGGACAAACTCCAGGGTGAGTTTATGACCGGTGTCCATGTGCTGTGCTCGCCGGAGTTTTTCCGCGCGCTGACCACGCACAAGGAGGTCAAGACGGCCTACACCAACTGGCAGCAGGGCGTGATCCTCATCAACGACGTGCGCTCCGGCTTTACCTACACCGGTGTGACCTTCGAGGAGTATCGCGGTCAGGCCACCGACATGAACGGCACGGTACGCAAGTTCATCGCCCCGGGCGAGGCGCATGCTTTCCCGCTCGGCACCGTCGATACCTTCGGCACCTATTTCGCCCCGGCGGACTTCAACGAGACGGTCAATACCCTCGGCCAACCCCTGTACGCCAAGCAGGACAGCCGCAAGTTCGAGCGCGGCACCGATCTACACACGCAGAGCAACCCGCTGCCGATGTGCCATCGCCCGAACGTCCTGGTGAAGCTGACGGCGGCGGCCTAATGAACCAGCTGCGTGAGCTGTATGCCGTCGCCGGTAGGTCGGGTCTGCTCACTCCGGTCGTGATCGGGGGAACGGAAGTGCTAGTGGACTTTCGGGCCCCCGATGCGGAGGTGCTGGATGGCCTGGGGCTTTCAGCCGACTATGCCATCCGCTACCCGGCTGACGAGGTGCTGCTCGACACGGGTTACGAACTGGTGATCGGCGGTATCGCCTACCGGGTCCGGGAAGTTCGGGCCATCGGCGATGGCTCGGAATGCCGGGCAACGCTGACGCGAATTTCATGATCTCCCGTCGAGAACAACTGATTCGTGCTGTCATCGATGTGTGCGCGGCCGCAGTTTCACCCACGCGCGTGCTGCGTCAGCCGGTCATCGCGATCCCGCGCGAACAGACACCCGCACTGGTGGTGTCGGTCACATCGGATGCGCCGCTCCGCCGTGCTAACGAGCGCATGGAACGGGAACTGTCACTGCGTCTGGTGGCTTATGCCCGCGATCCAACCGATGGCTACCTCGTGTCCGACGGTCTGTTGTGCAAGGCGCATTTGGCCTTACTAGCCGACCCCACGCTCAGTGGACTTGCCATTGCCATCGACGAACAGGAGGCGGACTACCAGGCCGAGGACGCAGACGTCGATGCCGTGGCCATCCCGGCGACCTACCGCATTACCTACCGAACCCTCGTATCCGACATTTCTCAAGGAGGCTGAGATGCCCAGGCTAAGACTCAAAGTCACCCATACCCATGCCGGTGTGGCCTATCCCCCCGGCCACATCATCGACGTGGACGACCACGCCGCACGCTGGCTTACCGAGCGCGATATCGGCACGCCGGCCAGCAGCGATCCCATGCCAGCTGCCGAGCCCAATGACACCGTCGATCCGGCCAAACCCCGTTCTGCCAAGACCCCGAAGGAGTAATTCAGCATGTCCTACTACGCATCGTTCCAAGGCCGGGTCTACCTCGGCGAACGCAATCTCAGTGGCGAACCGATCAACGTCCGTTCGCCAGGCAATGTTGCCGACCTGTCGCTGGCCCTCAAGACCGACGTGATCGAGCACTACGAGAGCCAGACTGGCCAGCGTGCTGTTGATCTGCGCCTGGTCAAGCAAAAATCTGCGACCGTGGCTCTGACCATCGAGGAGTTCACCAAGGAGAACCTGTCCCTGGCCCTCTATGGCAATCACGTCACCGATGCCGGCGGCAGCGTCACCAACGAAACGGTCGGCGGGGAGGCACCCGTGATCGGCGACCGTTACTTCCTCGCGCACCCCAAGGTATCGGCCCTGACTGTGGTCGATTCCGCCGGCACCCCGGCGAACCTGACTGCCGGCACGCACTACACCGCTGACGAGGATTTTGGGGCCATCCAGTTTCTGGACGTTACTGGCCTCACTGCCCCGTTCAAGGCGAGCTATACCTTTGGTGCCGTGACCGAGATCGGCATCTTCACCCAGCCGTTGCCGGAGCGCTTCCTGCGTCTCGAAGGGGTGAACACCGCCGCCGGCAACGCCAAGGTGCTGATCGAACTTTACCGTGTGGCCTTCGACCCGTTGAAGAAGTTCGACATCATCTCAAACGACCTCAACAAGTTCGAGTTGGAAGGCTCGCTGCTCGCGGACTCGACGAAACCCTATGACGCGGTGCTGGGGCAGTTCGGTCGCATCGTCCAGCTTGGGTGATCGCCATGACCGATAACCTCTTCGCGGCGCTGCCGCCGGTGCCTGAGTCCCTGGTCATCTGCGGCGAAACAATCGAGATCACGCCCCTCAAGGTTGGCGAACTGCCGATCTTCGCCCGCACCGTTCGTCCCATCGCCGGCAAGCTCGGCCCCGATCCCGACTGGCTGCGCCTGCTGTCCGAGGACGGCGAGTCGGTGATTCTGGCACTGGCCATCGCCTGCCGCCGACCGCCGGAGTGGGTGTCGGGGCTGTCTCTGGACGACGCGATCCGGCTGGCCGAGGCGGTATTCGGGGTGAACGCGGATTTTTTTATCCGCCGAGTGGTACCGGAAATTACGCGGGTGAGCCAAACCCTCGGCACGCTGATCCCTGGTCAGATGCCCTCCAGCGGCTCGTCCGATCCGGCCACAGTTACCCCGACGTCCTGAGCTACACGCTCGCGCAACTACGGGCATTTCTCGCGGCCATCGACCGTGATGAACGCGACGATCTGGCGGCGCAGTTCGCCTTGCTGGTTACTGCCCAACGCGGCGGCAGCGCCGAGATCAAACAGCTGCTGAAGGAACTCTCTCGATGAAACTCTCGCTCACCACCTCAGGCCTGCTCGACCCGAAGCGGCTCGACAGCTGGGTGCCGGAGAAGCGCCGGGCGATCCGCAAGGCGGTCGAAGCCGGGATGAAGACCGCAGGCAAGGAGATCGCCCAAGCAGCCCAGTCCCGGATGCAGTCGGTCTTCAAGGTGAGGAAGGCGGCATTCTTGATGTCGATGCGCCACAAGCTCTACGCTGGCAGTCCCGAGAAATTCCCGGCGCTCCTGGTCGGCTCGCGCATCTCCTGGCTGGGTGTTCACGTTCGGGGCGGCACCATCGGCGGGCGAATGCTGATTCCGCTCCTGCCCGAGCACCAGCGTATCGGCCGCAAGGCGTTCCGCCGCGTGATCGACGGCCTGATGCGCGCAGGCAATGCCTTCTTCATCGAGAAGAACGGCAAGGTGATCCTGATGGCCGAGAACATCAAGGACAACGGAGCCGAACTGCGCCGGTTCAAGCGTGCCGAACGCGGCCGCACCGGCGCGAAGTCGATCAAGCGTGGCCAGGAGATCCCCATCGCCGTGCTGGTGCCGAGCGTGATCCTGCGCGGCCGTTTCGACCTACCCGGCATCGTGCGATCGCAAATGCCCAAGCTCTCCACCGCCATCCTTCAACAACTCAACGCACAAGGTTTGTAACCCGTGGCCTCTGACCGCGCCCAAATCCTCATCACCGCTATTGACCAGACCAAGGCGGCGCTCGCCTCGGTTAAGGCGAATCTGGAGGGTCTGTCGTCGGCGGCCGGCAAGGTCAACGGGGTGCTGGCGGGGCTGGGCGCTGCACTTTCTCTGGGCGCGCTGGTTGCCGCCGGCAAGGCCGCGCTCGATACCGCCGACAACCTCTCCAAGCTCTCGCAGAAGACCGGCATTTCGGTCGAGTCGCTGTCGCTACTTAAACCCATCGCCGAGCAATCCGGGATCTCGCTGGAGGGGCTGGCCAAGGGGATGCAGAAGCTGGCGACCGCGATGGTCGAGGCAGCGGGCGGATCGAAGGAGCAGGTCGAGGCCTTCAGCCGGCTGGGCGTCTCGGTCAAGGATGCTACCGGCCAGCTACGCCCAACCGAGGAAGTGCTACTCGATCTGGCCGATGCCTTCGCCGCTATGCCGGATGGGGCCGAGAAGTCGGCACTGGCCGTGAAGCTCTTCGGCAAGAGTGGGGTCGAGCTGATCCCCTTCCTCAACCAGGGGCGGGCCGGCATCGAGGAGTTGAAGCAGAAGTTCAAGGAGTTGGGCCTCGAGATCAGCGGCGACACCGCCAAGGCTGCCGAGAAATTCAACGACACGCTCGACACGGTGAAGCAGGCCCTGCACGGCATCGCCATGAAAGTGGCTGAAGCGGCGCTGCCGGCCTTGCAGAAACTGGCCGATGCTCTAGTGGCGCTCGCATCCCACGGCGAGGAGATCATGGCCGTGCTGCGGGTACTCGGCGAGATCGTCGTCACCGTGCTGGCCATTAAAGGTGTCGCAGCGGCGGCCAAGCTGCTCGAAGCGGTGAACGTCCTCAAGGCGGCGTTCATGCGCTTCCTGCCAGTGCTCGCCGCCGTGGCCGTCTGGGAGATGGGGCGCGGCATTGTGAATATGGTGCAGGACATCCGTGAGACCAACCGCACCATCGACGAGATGAACCGGCAGCGCCAGCAACTGGAACAGCTGACCGCCGCGATGGAGGAACTGGCCAATACCGGCACGCTCTCCGTCAAAACCCAGATGATGCTGGCCGCGCAGGCCGCCGAGCGCCTCAGGGCGGCGCTGCCCGGCACGGCGGACGCGCTGCGCGCCATCCAGGGCGCAGCCACCCAAGCCGGCGAAGCGATCCGGCAGGCACTCGATGCCGAAACCAAGAAGGCCGCCGAGACGGTCAAGCAACTGTCGGCGAGTTACAAGCAGGTCGCCGCCGACATCAAGGCGATCTGGGATGCCCGTGTCGCCGAGATCGAGTCAAACTACAAACGGCAGGAAGCGGCGGCGCAGAATGCCGCGCGCTCCGAGGCGGCCGCTATCCGCGAGTCGGCACAAGCATTGCTCTCTGCCGAGCGCGAGAAACTCGCGGCAGTGGAAGCCGGCGCGCGGCAGATGGAGTCGGCCTGGAAGGCGACCTACGGTCAGGCCGTGGCGCTGGCTCGTGCTGCCGGCCAGGACGTGCATGCCATCGAGCGGCAGGCGGTCGAGGCGCGCATCGCCATCTACTCGCAACTGGAGTCGGCCTACCGCGCCACTGTCGACCGGCTGATTGCCGAAGAGCAGCGCCACCTGCAAGCCACCAAGGCTGCTGACGAAGCCCGGCTCAACCTGCGCCTGTCTGTCGAAGATCGCATCCGCGAACTGTCCCGCAAGGGCATGGACGAGTACGCGGCCTATCAGGATCGGCTGCGCCAGATCGATGAGAAGCAGGCGCAGGCTCGCGCGGCACTCGCCGACGGCAACTACGAGCAGGCCCGCAAACTTGCCGAGGAAGCCATCGCCCTGGCCGAACGCACGGCCTCGGCGGTGACCCGCCAGGTCGAGCAGAACGGCAAGACGGTGACGCAGACTGTGGTGTCGGAGGGGCAGGCAGCGGCGACCGCCATCGGCGAGATCAAGGAGGCCGCCGGCATTGCCGATGCGGCCCTGAAGGGCTTGGGCGACGCGCACAAGCAGGCTGCCAGCGCCGCTGGCCAGGGTGCCGACGAAGCCAAGCGGGCACTCGCATCGGTTGCTGACGAACTGGACAAGCTGCGGAGCCAATTGCTCGCGCAGGACAAACTCAAACTCGAGGTCGACATCGAGGCCGCGAAGGCCGGCATCGAGAAACTCAAGGCGCTGACCGAGGCGCAGCAGCTGGTCGCCAAGATTCAGGCCGACACTAAGGAGGCGCAGTCCTCTCTGGAGAAACTCAAGTCCGACACGGACAATCTGCAACTGCTCGCCAAGGTCGAGGCCGACACGAGCCAGGTCATTGCTGACATCGACCGGATCAAGGGCACACTGGCCAGCGCCAACGTTGAGATCCCGGCGCTGGTGTCCTTCGATCAGCCCCGCCAGCAGCTGGCGTCGTTCGCGCAGGATGCGAAGACGGTACTGTCGGCCCCGACCTCGGCCACGCACACCGTGCAGCCCGACCTCAATCAGTACCGGGCGGCCGTGTCGGAACTGCTGCGCCCGACATCCAGCACCCACACGATCTACGTCACCAAGGTCTACACCAACGCGCAGGGTGGCCTGATCCAGAAGCTGGCGGAAGGTGGGCAGGCAATTTCCACCGTAGCCGAGGGGTTCCGGCGAATGTCGGGGCGCATCTTCGGGCCGGGCACCGAAACCTCGGACTCGGTGCCGGCGCTGCTCTCCCACGGTGAATTCGTGATCCGGGCGGCCAGCGTCCGCAAGTTCGGCGAGGCCTTCTTCGCTTCGCTCAACGCGGGCTTCCTGCCTGCCATGCCGCGCTTCGCCGCTGGCGGTGCGGTGGGCAATGCCGTGAGCCAGATGGCGATGATGGCAAGCAGCGAAAGCGCATCCGCGCGAGACGTGGTCGATTTGCGCTTCCATGTGGGCGGCAAGCCACACACCGTGCAGTCCTCGCGCGAGACGGCGATGCAACTGGCGCAGGCACTGCGCGAACTGTCGCGGGGGGCATGATGAAGGAACCGTCGCCAACCCCTCAGCCGGATGTAACGCCGCCACCCGGTGGCCCTGTTAAGGCCAACCTCAAGCAGGCGGTGCCCATCGAGTTCTTCACCTGCACCTGGCAGAGCGCGCAGGACGAGGTGCGCCAGCAGCGTGACTGCGACTGGTGGATCTATGACTGGCCGGGGGCCGATTTCTACTGGCTGTTCGGCAACAACTACTGGTGGATTCAGCCGCAGCCAGATCACAGTCCGCTGGCACGCCGCTACTACGATCAGGTCGTCAGCGAACTCAACAACGCCACGAGTCAGGCGTACAGCCAGTGCGAGAGTCGTCACTACGCCTCGCAGTCCGAACCGGAACCCGGCCTGCGTCTCACCATTGCCAGCCGCCTCGGCCGGGGTGGAGTGACGCGCGGTAGCGGCACCGAATCCAGCGGTATCGAGGCGCGGCTGTCCGTACCGTTCGCGGGCGGGACGAATCCGCCGCCGCCCACGCCCTGTCCGATGTTACGGCGCGAGCTCTTCGCCAAGCCGGTCGACTTCAACTACGTGCTGCATGGGCCGGGGGGCGGCAACTTCCGCTGGGAGTGGCGGGATCAGCAGACCGTGACGCCTGACCCGTATTTCGAGCTTTACGGTCGCACCCTGAAATTCTCCGGCAGCAGCGGTTCGCAGTTCCTCGGCAGCCTGCACCTCATCATCGACCGGCTCGCCGATCTGTGGGTGCGCTTCGAGTCCCGACCGATCCCGGCCGCCGTCGCGGATCGGGTCGATCCCGCGCAGCCGCTCTCCTATCAGGTCAGCACCGGGAGCGGCTACTTCGGCATCGCGGCCGTGATCGAGGTCACCCATCTGGAATCGGGACAGATCTGGTACCAGAGCGTGCACGGGTCAAGCTACTCGCCCGGCCAGATGACCACCTACAGCTGGTGGCCGAGCGGATGGGAACAAATGTCGATGGACGCCAACGGCATCATCAGGCATTACAACGTGGACTGGTTCTACTGGTTCAACACCATCGACCCGGCCAGCATTGGCCTGCCGACCACCGGCACCTACCGGATGCGCTACATCCTGCTGGCCTACGGCTACCAGACCTACAGCCGTTCGGTGAGCAGCAACGCGCTGGGCCTCTCCGGTGACACGCGAATGTCGTGGAAGTCGATCTGGCTCTCGCACATGCCGTCGCTGATCAGCTACACGCCGGGGATGACCGACGGCATCATTCCGCCGTTCGAGGTGACCTACACGCGCAGTCCGGTGCTCTATCCGTGGCCGGCGAACGGAACCGGCACCCTGTTCGATGCCGTGTTCGACATGAAGAACATCACCACCTTCCGTTTCGTGATCAAGGTGGGCAACACCTTCGATTTCGCCGTCGGACTTGTGGTGCAAGCCTCGGGCTGGCAGGCGTGGGTGCATCTGGAACCGGGCGAGACGAAATGCCTGGCTGGCGGCGTCTCAATTTCCGGGATGGCGAACTGGAATGCCTACCCATTGCATCCGCAGTCGCCGTATTACGGCTGGCAGGGCAATTGGGGCAGCAGCTACATCTCGATGTACAACGGCCAGTGTTCGATTTCGTTCAGCCTGTTTCTGACGGCACCGGACAATCCGGAAACGACGCCGGCCAATATGCCCGCGAAGAAGGCCACGCAGCGCTGGTACTGGGATCTGTCCAGCTGGGGCCCGCAATACGAACCCGAGTGGGGGGCGATCAAGAAATACGCCCCTGACGGGCGCTACGACTACGAGTACGTCCTTCAGCAATACAACCTAAATGCGGTGGCGATCACGAGCATCAACCGCTCGATCACCAAGCCCAGCTACCAGCCGCTGATCAATCCGGCGACCTATTTCGTGACCGGCTACCAGACGACGATGTATGACTGGAGCAGCCCGTGGCACAAGCGCCCTTGGCCCGGTTACTCGGGGTGGGGAAGCCTCTCCGCGCCGATCATGATCAACGGCGAACGCCTCACCTGGAACGGATCACAAAACGTCTGGGTGCCGGTGGAGGCGGTATCGATCTCGCTCACCCGCGCGATGATGCAGCAGGTGGCGGCAATGCTCGGTGTCACCGAATACGTGGTGATGGATGGCGATGACATTCGCTGGTTCGTGCCGGTCACCTACAGCCCGCCGACCTATCCCGAGTCGTTCTCGAACGTCTTGTGGATCGACCGCTTCTACACGCGGGGCGGGACGCTGATCGACGATGCGGCGATGCGATCCGCCTTCCAGACGGTGATTGCCAACAACGCCGCCAGTTGGTCGAACTACCGAAACATCGTCATCCATCCGTCGGTGCGCTTCGGCAGTTTCCTCGACAACGGCGGCTTCGAGGTAGGCGACTACCTGCTGGGGCCAAACGGCGACATGGTCGAGGTGGGCAGCCTCGCTGCGCTCAGTTCCGTCAGTACGCGCTTCCTTTACTACATCAAGCCCGAGTTCCGGTAGGAGACACACGTGATCATTTTGGACGGCATTCAACTGCCGGCGGGTCTGCTTTGGTCCGACGAATGGACAAGCATCCGTGTCGCGCAGAGCGTGCGCCGCACCCTCGACGGGTCGGTGGTGGTGTTCTACGGCCAGTTGCAAGCCGGGCTGCCCATCACCTTGGAATCTGAATCGGACGCCGGCTGGTTCACTCGCGCCCAGATCGAGGCACTGGCCCTGCGCGCGGCAAGCCCGGGCGGCGTCTACACCCTGACCCTGCGCGGTGAGTTGCGGCAGGTGATGTTCCGCCACCAGGACGCACCCGCCTTTGAGGCTAGACCGCTGGTGTCGGTAGCCAATCCACAAGCCGGCGATTTCTACCTCGCCACATTGAAACTCATGACCGTTTGAGAGGAAACCATGCCTATTCTCGACAATGAAATCATCTGGCGGCCCGCCGCCCTGATGTCCGACGTCACGCCCGCCCAGAACGGCGGTCGGATGGCCTTCTCGCAACTGGTGTCCGGGGTGAAGAACAATCTATTCCCGGATGTCTCGCAGTCCGAGCGACTGGCCGGCGCGGTGAAGTGGCGCAAGGCCTTCATTCACGTGAACAGTGCGCAGGACACGGCGCTACTCAACGTGCGCCTGTTCCTCGACAGTCTGACGCCTGCCGGTGATTTCGTCGTGTTCCAGCCGGGCACGCAGACCGATACCGAAGATCAGATCGCCGGTCGGCCCTATGGCATCGGCACGCTCTACGCACCCATCGTCGGTGGGGCCGTCCAGATTCAGGTGGCCTGCGAACACAATGCCGAGTACGCCACCCTGCAACCGCTTCGGGTCGGCGACGTGGTGCGCGTCTCGGATCGACCGAGCACGGGCGGTGCCGGCAACGAGGAATGGGTGACGGTCAGCGGTGTGAGCTACGGCACCGATTTCGCCACGGTGGATGTCTCGCCCGCGCTCGTGAACAGCTACGCCACGTTGAACACGCTGGTATCCAGCGTCCTGGAACGGCCCAGCGCGGTGGCTGGTGTCACCGGGGTGTCGCTCATCAGCGGTGGTGGCAGCTTCGATTCCGCTACCGCCGGCAACCTCGTCGCCCACAACAAGGGGGCGGTGGAGGAGAACTGGACGCTCACCTTCACGAGCGCCACCACCTTCACGGTGTCGGGCAACACGGTCGGCACCCTGGCCAGCCCGGGATCGGTCAGCGCAGACTACGCGCCCCTGAATCCGGCGACCGGAACGCCGTACTTCACCATCAAGGCCATCGCTTGGGCTGGCACGTTCCAGACGAACGACACGGTGACCTTTGCGACGCAGCCTGCCGCGATCCCGATCTGGTATCGACGCCAGGTACCGGCAGGAACATTCAGCCTGGCGAACGACTTCACGTCGCTGGCCATTCACGGGGAGAGTGCGTGATGGCTCGCGTCGGCTTCAAGAAAACCTTTGCTACTGGCACTTTCGACAAGGCGGGTGTGCAGTCCTTGTTCGGCCATATCAAGAACACGCTTGTTGCCGCCGGTTTCCAGATCATTCTGGATACTCCGGATGGCATCGACGTCATGCCGATAGGCGCGAACCCTGCCGTGCCAAACGACGACACGCCGCACTGGGCACTCAACCTCCAGGATGCGGATACCACCGCCTACATTCGAGGAATTCCTGTGTTCGGTGCGAACTACCTCGACGGGGGAGCCCTCGCGGACAACGGTTTCATCATCGTCAATCCGAACTGGCGCTGGCAGGATCAGAACGCGGAAATCACGTTCTGGTTCGCCGCTGACGGCGTGGCGGGCTGGTGGTGGCTGCACGCCATCTCGCCCGACGTAAACAGCAGCAATGGCCAGACTATGAGTTTCTCATGCGCAGCCGTGACCACCCGTCGTTATCCGTCCGATCAGCATCAAGGGCTCTCGACCCGCTACGGTCTGTGGGATCCCTGGGGCGACTTCTATCCGGCTTACGCAATGGAGACAGATGGCACGCAGAATCGTTGGCCCTGGACGGGCACCTGGTCGCCCTTTGGCGAGGGATGGGATTTCAATGGCAAACGCCACCCCGGTTCGCCACTGCCCAAAATGGCTGTCCCGCAGTTCCCGAATCGTGACGGCGGTGCCGTGTGCATCTACGGAGAGATCAACGAGATTCTGATTCTCACGGATGGCTACGCGCAGGAGGAACAGGTGGTGCCGGGTTGGGTGGCGATGACCGGCGATGACTGGGATCAACCCTACGCCGTTCCAGCACCTGCCAGCTTCACCGTACTATGACTTTGGGCATCTCGCTCGCCCTCACGCTGGGGGCGGGGCTCTACGCCGACTCGGGGCCAACCGTCCTCAAGCGGCGGTTCGAGACCGCGTGGGGCAAGACGGAAGTATTCGTGGCCAATGCCACACCGTGGGAACTGGCTCGGGAGCGGGCGTGGCAGCACACGGAAAGCTGGTCGATCCGATTTGCACAGAATCTCCAGTCGCCCTACGGACTGCGGCTCGAGGGTGGAAGCCGGTATCCCTACGGTGACATGCGCCAGCACCGCCGGAGCATTTTGGCGGACTGGGGCGACGTGCATCAGACCAAGGCTCGCCACGTGATTCCGTACACCGATCTCGGCACCTGCCGAAAATCGATGCGGACCGCGTACTGGCTCACCCAGCAGGTCGCGGCCAGACAGGTGGTCGGCTACGACGTGACCAATGTCGATCCGGTTGCCAAGCGGCTGACGGCATCCTGGTCGATCCTCGACGACGCCCGTCTGCAGGCGGTGGTGAACAGCCCGGAACTCGTTTGGCACGAGCAGCGGATTCGAATCGTTGATGCGACCCTTTCCTGCGACGAGGAGAGCCCGGTCTGGATTGCGCGGGTCGAGATCGCGGCCATCACCGACTTTGCCGCCATCGGCATTGGCGACACGATCACCCTTGTCCTGGGTCTGGAAACCTTCGTGCTGGTGGTCGATGGCAAGACGCTGTCGCGCACCTCGGTCGCCGAACAACGGATGGAACTGACGGCAGTCTCGCCCGTGGCGCTACTCGACGCACCCTTCGCCGGCACGATCCGCTACTACGAGGCTGGTGCGGCTTCCGCGCGTGCGGCCGTGGAGTTCCTGATCGGATCGGTCGACTGGAGTCTTCCCGACTGGATTATTCCAGCAGGCCGGCTGATGCTGGAAGGGGCGACGCCGCTGGCGGCCGCCCGCAACATCGTCGCGGCCATCGGCGGCATCGTCGAGAGCAACCCGGACGGCTCGGTGGTTTGTCGCCGCCGGCACCCGGTCAGCATCCCGCAGTACGGGCAAGCCGTCGTCGCGTACAGCCTGTTCGACGCGGACGTAATGTCGGCACAGGCGCAGATCGCCCCGATGCGCGGCTACAACCGGGTGACTATCGCTAACGAGGAAGGCGGTGCGGGTACGTCCGCCGACCGCATCGAATACGTGGCCGATGCCGATGACGCCTATCGGGGCACGGTGCGCGCCTATCTAGCCAGCACGCGTGCGGTGGTGCTGGCCCATACCGGGCATCCGTCCACGGTCATCGCGAGCCTTGGCGCGGTCACCCGCACCGAGACTGAGACCGTCGAGTTCATTGAGGGGCAGGCGAGCACCAGATACCCGGTGACCGCCATCGTGAATGTCGCCTGGCAGCACACCGGGCTGGGCGACGTGACCGCCGCAGGCCAGAGTCTGACGACGGCCACAAGCGGATATAGCCTGCTTCGAATCACCTACACCACCACGTCGCTTGACTGGCGCGTCGCACTTCCCATCGACGAGGAAGTGCAGTTCGTGCTGGTCGATGCCTGAGGACACATCATGGCCAATGCCACCATTCGCGTTCAATTCGGCAACCCGGACGGTTCGGGTTCGGACGGTCACTTGTCGGCTGAGGTCGACACCCGGCCTGATGGCCTGAACGGCGGCCGCAGTTCGTTCAGCCCGGGCGAAACCGCCTACATCCTCGTCTACAAGTCCGACAACGTCAGCATCACCGACACCATCTGCTCGGCAGGATCGCTCTCGGCGCAAGGCAGCGCTGTGGTGACGGTGACCGAGGAACTGATGTTCGAGGATGCCGATACGGCGACGCTGGGCAAGCCGGCGCGCTCCAGTCTCTCGCAGTCGGTCTGGTACGGGCGCAGTCTCGGCGGGCTCACGCTGCAGTCCGACAAGGTCACGGTGAAGGCGCAAGCCAAGGGCGTGGCGGTGGCAAAGGTAACCTATGACGCGCTGGCACTGGTCTATGCCCTGTCGTCGCCATCCACGCTCAACGGCGAGACGGACTTTTCCATCTTGGCCCTCATCAAGGGGACAGCATCGTGATCATCGAGGTCTACCGGGGCGACGGTGCGCGCGAGGGCTCGCCCATCGTCGAGCCGCTGCTTGCCGACGACGCGCTGATCCATCGCGGCGTGGCCGAGATGGACGCTAATGCGCACGCCTTCAACCGCATTGAGATGGCGGTGGTTTTTCGGCCAGGGATTCGCCTCGGGCAGATCGTCGAGGCGACCGACCCGTCCACGGCGAGCCCGTATCGCGCCAAGGTGACCGGCATCCAGATTACGGTGTCGGAGGCGGCCATCGAAACTCAACTCACCCTGGAGCAGCCGCGATGAGCTTCGCGCTGAAAGAACTATCCCGTCTGCTGGCCACGGATACGCCGGTGGTCGGCGCAGTGGTTGGCATTGATGGGGCGGTCGTGCGCGTGGCAACCGAGCGGGGTGCCGTCACCGCCCGGACGCTCGATGTTGTGACCGTTGGCGACCGCGTGCAAATCAAGAATGGCATTGCCAGCAAAGCACCGGTGGCCAAGCAGGTGTTTCCCGTCTGACGACAATTGGAGGAATCGAAGTGAAGCAAGCGACAACATTTCTGGAGCGGGTCAGGCCCGCCATCGACGCCCTGCCCGATGGGGCCGACAAGGACACGCTGCTGGCCCTGGCCGAGGCACAGGACACCATTGAGCGCGGTGATGCGCATCCGAAGCAGCGAGCGCAGGCCATGCGCCGGCTGGTGGGCGGTGCTGCCGCTGTGGCCAGCAGTAAGGCCGGGCGTCCGGCCCAAGGGCGCGGCAAGAAACCGTAGCACCAAGGCAACCCCAATTCACACCCGCGAACCCGCCCACGAGGCGGGTTTTGCATTTCTGGAGGACGAGATCATGGATTCCACCCAAATGGAGCGCCGGAAGATGGTGACCATTCCACAAGAAGAATTCGAGGCGATGCTGGAGCGTGCCGCCGAACGCGGAGCCCGGCATGCACTGCATGAGGTCGGACTTGATGGTGAGGATGCGGCCCACGACATCCGCGAACTACGCAATCTGCTCGACGCATTCACCGAGGCCAAGAAAACCGCAGGCCTGACCATCGTAAAGATGTTGGTCACCGGTTTGGTGATGGCACTGCTGGCCGGCGCGTTCCTGAAACTCAAGCTGTTCGGAGGTGGGCAATGATTGAGACCCTACTTGGCGGCCTCCTCGGTGGGGCCTTCCGTCTTGCCCCGGAAATTCTGAAGTGGATGGATCGCAATGGCGAGCGTGGCCACGAGCTTGCGATGCAGGACAAGGCGCTGGAGTTCGAGAAGCTTCGCGGGGCGCAGCGAATGTCGGAAATTGGGGCCGCTGCCGATGCGGCATGGAATACCGGGGCTATCGAAGCACTGAAGGAGGCGGTCGCTGCCCAAGGCCAGCGTTCCGGCGTGCGCTGGGCTGATGCCTTGTCGGTCAGCGTGCGGCCAGTGATTACCTACTGGTTCATGTTGCTCTACTGCGCGGCGAAAACGGCAGCGTTTGTGGCTGCCATTACTGCCGGCGCTGAGTGGGGCACGGCGATCCTGCACGCCTGGACAGATGCCGACCAGGCGCTGTGGGCCGGGGTGCTGAATTTCTGGTTCCTGGGGCGTGTGTTTGACCGGGTGCGGCCGTGATCGAGGTTCCGAAGGCTGCCATCGATCTGGCGAAGCGCTTCGAAGGGTTCGAGCGCAAGGTGAAGCGTGGGGTTGAGATCACCGCCGTTCCCTACGTCTGCCCTGCAGGGTTCTGGACGATTGGCTACGGGCATCTGTGTGATCCAAAGCACCCGCCGATCACCGAGGCTGAGGCCGAGGTCTATCTGGCGCGCGATCTGCAAACAGCGCTGGCAGCGACCCTGCGCTACTGCCCGGTGCTGGCTACCGAATCTGAGGGGCGGCTCGCAGCCATCGTAGATTTCACGTTCAACCTCGGCGCAGGGCGTTTGCAGACCTCGACGCTGCGGCGACGGATCAATCAGCGGGATTGGTCACAAGCTGCAGATGAGCTGCGGAGGTGGATTTATGGTGGTGGGCGGCCATTACCTGGCCTGATCAGCCGGCGAAATCACGAAGCAGCCCTGCTGTTGCTGTCTTGACGGTTATGTATCCGGTGCATGGTATTTAATATAAAATGCGTATAGTGCATTTCTATGGAGTTCTGCGCGTGGCGATCACCAGCATTTCGCAGCTCATCAAAACTGCCCGCGATGGACGCAGCCAGGCTGATTTCGCCCAGGAGCTGGGGGTTTCGCAGTCAATGCTTTGCCGGTACGAAAAAGGTGGCGCAAATCCCAAGGCAGAAGTAATCGAGCACTGTATGCGTCTCGTGCATTGGGGCGATCAGGAACGGGAACCATCGACTGACGAGCTGGCAAACAAAGTGCGCACCCAACTTGGACGAGCCGATCAGGCACCTTTGAGGGTGGCATTGTCCAAGCTGATAGATGGGTTGGCTGCCGGATAGACGTGGCTCGCGATATGAGCCATAACAACAACTAGGATGGAGGGTGAAATGACGACCCAATCACGCATCGAATGGACGGAACAGACTTGGAACCCGACAACGGGGTGCACCAAGATATCCCCTGGCTGTAAGCATTGCTATGCAGAGGTGATGGCCGGACGGCTTCATGCCATGGGTGCTCCGGGCTATCAGAACGGCTTCAAGCTGGCGATACTGCCTGAACGACTTGTGCAGCCACTGCAGCGCAAGAAGCCGACGGTTTACTTCGTCAATTCGATGAGCGACCTCTTTCATGAGGACATCCCGGATCAGTTTCTCGACCAGGTGTTCTCTGTGATCCGGCAGACGCCGCAGCATACCTATCAAATCCTGACCAAGCGCGCCGAGCGCTTGCCGGTTTATTTCAAGAATCGCGGTTGCCCGAGAAATGTGTGGCTCGGCGTATCGGTTGAGGATCGCCAATACGGCGTTCCGCGCATTGATTACTTGCGCCAGGTGGATGCCCATATCCGGTTCTTGTCAGTCGAACCGTTGCTGGAGGACGTTGGCGAGATGGATCTCACCGGCATTCACTGGGTGATTGTTGGCGGCGAGTCTGGGCCAAAAGCACGGCCCATGAAGCCGGAGTGGGTAGAAAACGTGAAGCATCAGGCCGATGAGGCTGGTGCCGCTTTCTTCTTCAAGCAATGGGGCGGTTGGGGTGCCGACGGCGTGAAGCGCCATAAGAAGGCCAACGGACGCATCTTCCGTGGGCGGACATGGGACGGCTACCCTCAGGCGGCGCAGATCGCGTTATAG